TAACAGCGGTGTACTGATATTTGATAACAAATATGCTGATGTCAAGCAAATTGTGAGCCGGCCGTTTATCGTCGATTCCAGCCAGGTTGAGCATATCAAAAACAATGTTTTCAGCTACTTCGGGGTAAACGAAAAAATTCTGCAGAATAGCTTCACAGAGGATGAGTGGAACGCCTTCTATGAAGGCAAGATTGAACCTTTTGCTATACAGCTTAGTTTAGTCATGACAAATATGACTTTTACCGAACGTGAAATTGCTTTCGGCAACCAAATCATATTTACGGCAAACAGGCTGCAATATGCCAGCAACAAAAGCAAGCTGGATATTGTAGTTCAGCTTTTTGATCGTGGCATGCTCACTCGGAATGAGGGCCGTGAAATCTTTAACATGTCACCGCTGCCAGACGGTGACAAATACTACATCCGCAAAGAATATGCAGAAGCAAGTCTGCTTGCACAGGCCCAAGGACTTACAGGAGGTGAAGATGATGCCGTTCAAACCAACGGAGAGGGAATACAGGGCAGTGATACTGCCGCTGCAAATACCGATATCGGAGAAGAGAATTGACAGCGATTATTATGTAGAAGGATACGCAACAACGTTTGATGAACCGTACTTACTTTATGAAATTGATGGGATTAAATATTATGAAAAAATCGATAGAAACGCTTTAGAAGGTGCTGATATAAGCGATGTAATAATGCAATACGATCACCAGGGAAAGGTCCTCGCGAGAATATCAAATGGAACCCTTGGATTAGAACCCAACGACAAAGGGCTCTTTATTTATGCGGACTTATCGAAGTCTCAGGCCGCAAAAGAGCTCTATGAGGAAATCCGCAACGGGCTCATCACAAAGATGTCCTGGGCGTTTACGGTCGCGGAGGACAGATACGACAGAGAAACTCGGACACGCACAATTCTCAAAATCAAAAAGGTTTACGATGTGTCTGCCGTTTCCATTCCAGCAAACGGCGACACTGAAATATCCGCTCGTTCTTGGCTCGACGGAGTGATTGAGGCTGAGAGACGGGAGGCGTTAGAGCGGAAGAAAAGAAAACTCAAAATTCTAATTGATATGGAGGTATGAAAAGATGGATAGACTGAAGGAAATCGAGAAAAGGCTGGCACAAATAAAGGAAGAACTCGAGAAGGACGGCGCTGACATAGACGCGCTGGAGAAAGAGGTTAAGGAGCTTACCGAGGAAAGGAAAAAGTTATTAGAGCAGGCTGAAAAGAGAAAGAAAATTATAAATGACATTGCTTCTGGTGAAGGAACAGTTATTGACGATTTTATTCCAAAGCCTAAAGAAGAAAGAAAATTTGAAAATATGAGCCGGGAGGAAGTGCTTGATTCCAAGGAGTATAGAAATGCATTTCTGAAAAGACTTCTTGGAAAGAAATTAACCGAGGTCGAGGAAAGAGCTTATTCAAGTGCTTCTGACAGTGCGGGTGCAGTAATTCCTACACAGACAGCAAACACTTTGTTTGACAAAATGACAAAAATTGCACCAATGCTGAATGAGATTACCCTTCTAAGAGTAGCCGGAAATGTAAAATTTGCGGTTCAGAATGTTAGAGACGAAGCAACTCAGCATACCGAAAATGCAACAGTAACTCCAGCAGGCGACAAGTTAGCATATGTAGAGCTTGCTGGTTATGAGTACATTAAGGTTATCAGAATTAGCAAGACAGTTCAGACCATGTCTATCAACGCATTTGAAGGATGGCTAACTGATATGCTTGCTGAAGATATTGCTGTAGCTATTGAAAATAGCATTATAAACGGAACCGGAAGTGGGCAACCCAAAGGAATAGAATATGCCAATGCTTGGGTTGATGGTGATAATGCTGTAGAGTATACTGGCAATCCATCTTATGACAACTTAATGGATATGATTGCACTGCTGCCACAGAGGTACCACGCAGGAGCAAAATTCCTGTGCAACAGCAAATTTCTATATGGGAAGTTGGCCAAAATTAAAGATGACAGCAAGCAACCCATACTTGTAAAAGACATGGTAAACGGAATTCAGTTCAGAATTATGGGTTTCCCTGTGTTGTTATCCGACAAAGTTACTGACGGCGTAATGTACTTTGGAAACTACAAAAAGGTTGTCGGAAACCTTGCACAGGATGTGACCGTAGAATCCAGCACACAGTCCGGATTCTTGAACAATGCCATAGACTTCCGGGGGACAGCGATATTCGACTGTGATATTGCTCTACCAGATGCATTCATCAAGATGAGTGAAGCATCAGAATAAGGGGGAGTCTAATCTCTCCCTTTAATTAAAAGGGTGATAAACAATGGCACTAATTGACGATATAAAAACAGCATTACGTATAAGCAACACAGCCTTTGACAGTGAAATAAATGATCTTATTTCAGCCGCACAGAGTGACTTAGCTTTATCTGGTGTGAATGTTAACAAAACAGTAACAGAAACATTTACTCCGGAGCCAACGGACGAGGAACCAGAACCTCAGCCGATTGAAATTGAAGTTTTAGACCCACTCATAAAAAGGGCAATAACGATATACGTTAAAGCACATTTTGGCTGGAATAATCCGGACGCGGAAAAGCTGCAGCAGTCTTATGATATGCTTAAATGCCACCTGGCGTTGTCGCAGGAATACACAAAAGAGGCGGTGGGATAGATGCTGTTCAGGGATGTTATATCGCTAATAACCGTCACCACCACCGAAAACGAGCTTGGTGACACCATTGAAGTGTCCACCGAGCGGCAGGTATTCGCTGACAAGCAGTCTGTCAGACAGTCAGAGTTCTACCAGGCAGCGGCGACTGGCCTTCGTCCCGAACTCATGTTCGTGGTAAGGACCATTGAGTACAACGGAGAAACCCGGCTGAAGTACAACGGCAAAGAATACTCAATCATCCGCGCCTATGACAAGGATGGCGAATTGACGGAGCTTGTCTGCCAGGGGGTGGTCAACCGTGCCAATGCCTAAATCTGTCACAAAAATAAAGAAAGATGGCATTGAGTTCATCTCAAGCGTTGACCGTGCCAATTATACCATCCGTGAACTCACCAGGGCCGCCCTGAAGGATGTGGCAAAGTTACTCCGAAAAAGGATGATTGAAGAACTGAAGAAACTCCCCGGCATGAAGCGACATCGGCGTATCTACAACAGCACCCAATACTGGGTACGCAAGCAGGAATGCGATTTGCAGGTCGGCGTCAAGCATGATTCCTGGTATGGCGTGAACCAGGAACTGGGCACAAAAGGTATGCCGAAGAAGGGTATCGTCCGGGAAACCACGTTCAAGCATATCGACGACATTCGCAGGATCGAGGGGCAGTATCTATCCGCCATCGAGGACGAAAACCGGGCGTTGGGACTAATAGACGAAGAGGAGGAGATCGGGGATGAAGAATCTACGTAAACTGCTGCATCCATATCTGAAGTCTATCCATCCTCGTGTCTATTTCCAGGAGGCGCCGGACGACGCTCAATTCCCCTATCTTACCTATGATTTCACCCAGATAACCAATGATGGAGAGGAATTTGAGACTGTCGCTCTTGATATTGATGGCTGGGACATGCCGGTCGGCGGGGACACTACAGCCCTTGAAAACCTGATGGAATCCGTCAATGATGCTCTCAACAAAAAGACGCTGACCGCCGAAGGATTGGCGATTACTTTCTATTTGGATCGCAAAATACCGCTTCGAGATGATAACCCGGCTATCAAGCGCCGGAAGTACATCTACGAAGCAAGACTCTTTGGAAGGAGTTGATAGCATGGCGCTTACGAAACAGGATATTGAAAATATCCAGATAGACTACGGAATAGTCTACATCAACTATGGCGAGACCGACCAGAAATTGCTCGGTCCTACCCGTGGCGGTGGTGAGTTTGTCGCAACGGCCACAATCCGCGACATCGAATATGACGGCAGCAAGGGCAAGACAAAAGGTATGCAGGTTGTGGATGACATAACGGCACAACTGAATGTAACCAGTCTGAACTCATCTATGGACACATTGAAGACGGCGCTGCCTTTTGCAAAATATGACGATGTGACCGGAAAGTTGTCAGTAGGAAGCGATAGCGTAGGAGTTATATCTGATGAGGCATATTTAAAAAACATAACGATGTTTGCGAAGACCGTCAAAGGCGAATACAAAAAAATAACGCTATATAATGCCTTGTCGGAAAACGGTCTGACATTCGCGGCTGCACCCAAGGCCGAGGGCACGATTGCATTGAATGTATATGCACATTGGGATGCAACTGATGATACAAAGAATTTGTTTGAAATTGAAGATGTTGAAAGTATTGAATAGGGC